TGCATCTGTTAATTGATTAATTTCTCCAACAACTTTTTTAGATGTAATACCAGCTCCAGATATGGCGTCTGCCATATGAAGTATTCTAGGCGTTGTATCTTTTACGGAACCGCCAAATAATTGTATTGATTGTGTGCTTGCAGTAAATGTTGCTTTAACTGTTTCTGCATGCTCTTTTTCTGCTTTCATAAGAGCACCTATGCCACCAGTAACTAAACCTAGTGCAGCTCCTGCAGCCATACCCCAAGGTCCAAACATGGCACCCATTCCAGCCATTGAAGATGTGCTTTGAGTAATACTTGCAGCGTCACTTCCTTTTGGAAGCATGTTTGCAAGCATACCTCCACCCATCATAAGCCCACCAGATAAAGCCATCTTTGACTGAATGTTCATTTTGCCAGATTCATTTGTGGCCATGTTTTTTAATCTTCCAAACAAACCACCATTTGGAGCACCTGATTTGCCCATTGTTTCTTCTTCTACAGTTGTTGCAATTGTTTGACCAATTGTTGCAGAAGTTTCTTGAACTTTTGCTTTTCCTTCTTCAAGTCCAAGTACCGCTCCATCAACCATATTTTGTGCAGCTTGTTGAGTAATTTTTGAAGGTGATGCAGATTTTGAAGCAACATTTAATGCTTTTCCAACCATTTTATCATTAACTTCAAGAGCTGAAATATCTGTAGATAATCCTTGGTTTCCAGCAACTCTTGCACCCATAATATCTCGTGCCACATATGCAGTTTTTAGTGATGGATAATTTTTAAGTTTTCCTTCTTTAACTTGTTGCTCAAGAGAATTAATTGCTTCAATAAATATTTCTTGTTGAAGCTTATTCATAGGTTGTCTTCCTGCAGCAATTGCTTCTGCAGCTGTAATTCCCGCAGCACCCTTTGCAGTTCCCGCAGAGCTTAATGCGCCTCTAAATGCCTCACCCAGTGGACCTTGACGATTTACATATTCTAATCCTTTATTTTCTGCACCAGAGCTTACTCTTAAATTATTAAGATCCCAAACTTTTCTTTCTACTCCGCTAACATTTTGATATTCTGCTGGAGCAACGTGTGCAAGATTTAATAAATGTGGTCCAGAAATATTAGACATTTGAGAAGGGCCTAATTCATATTTAGCACCCAACTGTTGTGTTAATTCAGCAAGTTTTGCTTGTTCTCCTGGCAATCCATATTGTGACATTGATGATTCTGCAGCACCCTGCAATTCTGAAGGTCTATCTGTTGTAGGCTTTCCTTTTCTAGTTCCACCATAGTAAACTCCTGGTGATCCAGACATAAATCCTGGAAGCTTTCCATCAATCATTGCACTAATAAATGATTGATATTGTTGTGCTGGTCCTTTAGGAATAACCGCTTCGCCTGGAGTAAGCATTGCTGGGAATGAATCTGAATTACCAGTTCCTGGTACATAACCTCCAGTGGCCATTCCTGGTGCTTTAAATGGTACATTTCTAAGTGCTTGAGGAACACCTGTTTCAGCAGTTGCTACTGCATCAAGTGCTGTTATAGCTTCTGTCATAGAAGATACTCCAGTACTTGCAGTCATTGTAGAAACAAGACCTTCCATACTTATGGTCAAATTCTTAATTGCTTGATTTAAGAGATCAACTGAGTCAACATCTCCTAAAATTCCTTTACTAAATAAATCTGCAGCTTGTTGTGATGCAATAATTTGCGGGGTTAAAAGTTGTCTTAATGTTGTTCCACCAGTTGCAAGTTGCTTAAGAGAAAATACTGCTTTAGTAATATAACCAATAAAGTTAGCCATAAGACCAGTCAACATAATTACTGGTCCCGCCAAAATTGTACCGATTGCAGCAATACCTAAAATTGATTTAATTGGGCCTGGTAGTCCACTAAAAATTTTTGCTACAGAGTTACCAAAATTCATTAATGATGTAGTAATTTCAATAATCTTTTGACCTACTGGAATAAGGTCTGCCTTAAATGTTTCAAGTGCTCTTTGATATTTAGCAGTTGGGGATTCGGTTGCTTGTTTCATTTCTTGATTTGCAAGGTTTGCTAATTCTGAAGAAGTTGCTCCTGCAATTTTAAGAGCATTTTGTGTTTGAGACCCAATTTGTCCAAAGTTTGCAAGAAGAGCTGATACACGAGCAAATTGAAACTTACCAAAAATCTTTTCAATTACTTGTTCTTTTGCAAGTGGAGCAAGTCCTTTAAGTCCTTCTTGCAATTTTTCAATCATCTGTACTGGAGAGCCAGCATTTTTTACTGCATCTAAGCTGATGCCAAATTGTTGTGCTGCAGCTACCGCACCTTTTGTTGGTGCGATTAAAGATGCAATTGCAGATTTTACTGCGTTAGCAGCTTGTGCTGCTGGAATACCTGCTTCACGCATTGCAACAAGCATTACTGCTGTATCTTTATATGAACCACCCAACTGTTGCATAATTGGACCAACACGTGGAATAGCTTCTGTCATATCGCCAAGGGTCATAGTGGTTTGTTTTTGAATGTCTGACAAGAAGTTAACTGCATCTGCAAGTTGATTTGTACTTACTTTATAAACATTTTGAAGTGCAACAATCGTATTTGTTGCTGCAGTAGCATCAACAGCTCCAAGCTTTGAAAGTCTTTGTGTTTGATATGTTGTATCTAAAAGATTCTGACCTTGACGACCCATAGCAGCAAAATTAGCTGCGACTTGTACAGTATCTTTAACAGCAATACCCATACTGCTTGCAACATTTTTGCCAAGATCTGTTACTTGTGTTGAAATCTTGTCAAGCTCTGCTTGTGATGGAGGAGTTAGACCTTCACCATAAAGTCTTTGAAGTCTTGTAAGTTCTATGTTTACATCTTTAAACGCTGATGTTGCTTGACTTGCAAAAAGCATTAAGGGTACAGTTAAACCAACTGTTAATTGACGTCCCGCCCATTGTGTATTTTTACCCCAATTAATTAAACTTTGCGTTCCTTTTTCAACTGCAATATTATAAATATTTTGTTCATTTGCAGCAATTTTTGTTGCATCTGCAACTTTATTAATTGTTGTTGGTGTAAATACTGAATAAAATCCCTGCTTTGTAGGATCAGCCATTATTACAGAATTTTGAAGTTTAGTCTGTTCAATAGCAAGAGATTTAACGCTATTCATGGCTGTGCCAGAATTTTGTTTAATTATATTATAGTAAGTTCCAAGAGATAATTTGCCAGACTCCAAAGCCTGACCAAACTTTTGTGTTTCTGTAGTTAGTTGAACTGTAGATTGGGTAAATTGCCCAGTTGAGAGCATTGTATTTTTAAATGCTGCTGCTGCCGAATTAAGATCTTTGGTTAAATTAGTGCCAAGGCCAACCCCAACAACACTTTTGTTGAGTAAGTCAACTTGGGCTTGTAGAGCTTTTATTTGTGCATTTACGGATGTAAAATCTCCGAGTGCGACTATATTAAGTTCTACTCTTGCCACTATTCATCCACCCCCATTTGCATAAATCCTAGTCCTTCATTGAAACCAAAACCTTCATCTTTAGCAACACGAGCATTTAACAAATCACTTACATCGCCAGGCTTTTCTTCTTCTGCTTCTAGGTCCACGCCATTTACTGCTGCAAGAAACTTCTTGTCGTTATTGTCTTTTGTCCTGATTGCTTCAATGATTGCCATTAATTCATCAAGAGAAAGATTGCTTTCTAACTCGTCAAAGTTTTTCCAATGACCTGTTAAAAATACCTCAGACTCTAAGGAGCGTAGGTCTAGTTCGTCCCAACTAGTGCCGCTCCCAGAAGGTTTGGGTCTGTCAATTTCAACCCACCGCAAACTTCAAGAATCTTCATCATAGTAGGAATTTCAATAACACTCTCAAACTTTTCTACATCTTTAGATAGCTCTGGCTTAAATACTTCAAGGCAAATCATAGCTGCCTGAATAAATACATCCATAGCATCATCTTCAGTTGCATCTTCTTTAGTATCAATTGATCTAATTACAGTCATAAATTTCTTTAGCTGCTTTATAGGAAGTGGCTTAAGGGTAATATTTGACCCGTCAGCTAATTCAATTTCTACTATATCATATACTGTTGTTGCCAATTTATAGCTCCTTTGTTTAGTTAAATTATACCAAGATAATTGGTCAATACAAATTCAAGACCCCCATCATTTCTGACAGGGGCTTGAAATTCTATATTAAGTTGTATTTTATAGATTAGTTTGTGCCGTATACACGGTCAATAACTACGCCATATTCTGATCCTGCATAACGATAATCGCTATCAGGCAGGCAACGGAAATTCACTGGGAATACAGTTGCTGTATCACGCTTCAAGCCATGTGCTGTTGTATCAATTGATACTACACGACGTGCAACATAAACACGCTCTCTGCTACGAAGTGCATTTGTCTGTGAGCCAACTCCTACTGCGTAAGAGCTAGATGCACCGACTGGATCTGAGTATGCTGCAGAAGTACCGATCTGAGATGGAGCTTGTCCAACTGCAATGATTGTACGTTCTACTGGAGCATCTCCAAGTGCACCTGCTGCAAGGTTTAATGTTGCTGCTGGAGCATCTGAGTTACCAAGTGCCGTGTCATTATTAACTAATGTAGGCTTTGATGTTACTGTGCTTGCAGAATCTGCTACATAGTAAGAATCCATTTGACCCCATGAGAATGTTAGATTCTCAAGAGTTGCTTCTGTAAGTTCTGTCTTAAGCATAACTTTAAGTGTTTGCTTGAATAGACGAGCTGCATCAAGAAGTTGATCAACCATAACTTCACCATATACTGGTTCGTATGAAACTTCAAGTCCTGTTGTTGTATAGCCTAGTTCACGGTATGCTGATGATGCTAGAAGACCTTGACGTGCTGGAGTACCAGCTGGGAAAAGGTTACCAAGCGTTGCTGCATCTGTTGCTGGACGACCAGTAGTGTTAGTATTATTACCAACGCTAGTGAAAAGTGCTGCTGCACCTACGATTACATTTTTAGTATTTAGAGCCATTTATTTATTTCACCACCTTATTTATTTTAAATTAAAACAAACAAAAATTAAAGCAATTTCTTTCCTCATAGGAAATCATAGCATTTATAGCAAATAATTCAAACTTTAGATATATCTGCCAGTGCTGCTATTTGTGCCTTCATCTACTTGACGGGTATATACATAGCTAAACGAGAAATCCCCGCTCATGAATCCACCTTCATCTTGAAATGGTTGAATTGGATTAGCTGCATCTAGTTTGCAGTATTTGAAGGTAAATGGGCTTCCTGAAGCATTTGCAACAGCATTAATGTCTGCAGCAGACTGTTCATACCTTCTAACAAAATCTGTTAAAAAGTTTGCTATAGTCAAAATTTTAAGATTATTTCTTGAAATAATTTGCATTACCATGGTTTCTTCAGACATCCACCATTGAACTCCATAGTTCTTTTGAATGATGTCATAGGTTATGTAAGTTTTGCCTGGAAGCAAATTATTAAATTCTGGAACTTGTTGAGATGGAATAATAGGGCATAGTGGTGTTGTAAAACCACTAGATGCATTAGGGGTGTAATCACTAGCTGTCAAGATTCCATAACTCTGTAGCTGTGCCCAAAGCGTGTTTCTAATATCTGTGACTGCTACCCTTGAGTAATCTACTGTCATTTAATAATTCCCCCTACATCTATTTGATCTGCAATTAATGTCAATGCTTTTTGTACTGAACTTGCATTGCCATTCTTTAAACTTAAAGCTTTTGATATATCATTAGATATTCTCTCATATAATCCAGATGAATCCAAAACTATGCTGCCAGTATTTGTATACCAATCAAGCAAGTAAGTAGCAAAAGCATTTTTTGTTTGAATCCCGCCTGGATGCAATATGTTAATTTGTGTTCCAGGGGCAATGAAAGCAAGACCACTACTTCCAATCATTGCTAAAACTCTTTTTGCGTTAAATGAAACTGGTGTTCCGTTTTCCATTACTTGTGCTTTATTTGCAAAAACACTTGACCTTGAAACAACTTTACCAGTTTTTCCTGGCGATAGTAATTCTGGATTAATTGGAACTGGCATTTTAGATTGTAAAAAATTTGTAGTTATTAAAAGACTGCCGTCAAGAACTGAAGTTCTTTCTAATACAAATAACCTTGCATTTCTATCACCAACTCTGCCCCATTCATAAATATGGTGCATTTTTTTTGGATTTCTTCTAGCATAGGAATCTATGTCAACCATAAATCTTTCGCCAGTTATTGCAAATATTGCTCTTGATATTTGTTCTAATGCTTGCGGTTTTGCTAATTGTTCCAAACCAGCTTTAAGACTTGTTAAGCCTTCAGTTAGCTGTTTTGTATCAACCTCAAGCTTGACTGTCATCTTGCAACTCAGTTCTTAGAAGTACTGAAACATAATAGGAGATTTCTCCAAATGGATCTAAAACTGCGTGTGATGACATTACTTCAAAAATTGTATCTGGAGTACCTGTTCTATCAATTTCAACAAAAATTGGTTTTCCATGATTTGTTCTAACATTTTGTATACGCCAACGCTTGCTTAAAAGTGATGTTCCATACATCTTAAGTTGAAATTTTTCGTTATATAGTTCATCCCCAGATGTTCCAAAAGTTTTATTGTCTGTTCTTGTAGAAGCACCACGTGCTTTATTTGGTTCAATTCTACACTGAATAGTTTGTGAATAAACCCATGCACGGGTAATTTCTCCAGTGCTTGGATCTTGAGTATTCTGTTGAACATAAACATCAGCGTTCATGTTCATAATAGATCCCGCAAATGATACTAGGTTTTTTAACATTAGATAATTACAATGTTTGCCTTGCGGTATTGGTCAAGAATGTTATCTACCATAACGTTTCCTGTACCATTAAATGCCCCGCCAGCCATCTTAAATGAAATTTCACTTAAGTTAACTGTTGACAAATACTTGTTCCTCCAGTTGTAATCGTTTGACATGATATCTTGTTGCAAAAGCATTGAAGCAAGCTTGATGTCTTCTGGCACATAATTGTAACCAATTTCTCCTACAAACCTATATAAGTAATTGTCTCTAAAACGTCCATACTCATAAATAACTGGGTCCATTTCATTGTTCCAGCCATCTGGCCATCCTGGATACCATATCCGAAGCTGATATCCCGTTGGACTAATTTCAACACTATTTCCAAATGTATTATAAACTGGTGTTTGTGTATAGTCAGTAACTAAAATTTGATTTTCGTAAATTTTGTCTAAAGACAACATTCTTTCTGTAAGCTGAATGGTATTTGCACCAATGCCATAAATTTCTTGTTGGCCCCAATATTTGTAAAACTTAACTCCAGTATATCCTTCAATTATGGTTCTTGCCATCTTTTCTGCTTTAACAATAACACTTGGATCTAAATAATTTGATGCCCCAGATGATGGGCTATATCCAAGAAAATCCATTGTCTCTGGTATTGAAGCATAAGGGGTTTCAACAGTGTAATAATCTGTTGTCTTTGTAGCAACCCCGCCAATTGTGTATGACCAAACAACTTCCAACACCATATTTGTGCTGGTGATATTTGGTGTTAATTGATATGAGTATATGCCCGTTGGTGTCTCATTATAAGCACTTAGGTTTGCATATAGGGGTGTCTGACTTAATACACCTCCAGGATTATAAACATCGCTATCTGCATTATAAATAGCTAAAGTTGGTAAAGTATCTGCTTGGGTTAGTACCCCATTGCTATATACTTCTAGGTAGATCTTTTCCTGGCTGTTTGTGTTGATTGTTTGCAATCAGAACACCCCCTATTTAATTTTTAAGCGTAGTACTCTTGTGCCTCACGAGGAGTTGCAAGACGGAACCCTGCTTCTGTATCAAAAATTCTTTGAGCTTCTCCCTCTGACATTGCCAAAAATGGATGCTCTTGTGTAAACTGATATAGGCCAACTTGGTATGAGTGGTTATTTCTTTCCATCTTTACAAGTACTTGATTTGCTGTTTTATTCATAATCTTACTTTCTCTCTTTTTCTTTTCAATTTCTGGCACTTCAATATCTTGCTTTTCAGCATTATCAAACTTAGCATACATTTGATATGTAATTCCTTCTTCTTGAAGAGCTGCAATGATTTCTGGTTTTGTCTTTAATCCTGATGCATCAATAGCAAAGGAATCTGCGACTTTTCTTAGTTCTGTAACTTTTAGATCTGTAAATGACATTTGACTTCCTCTCGTCTTTATTAATTATATCATTAAATGGCTAAGGGAGCTACCGAAGTAACTCCCCGCCTTGCAACTAATTAATATTAGTATGTATTGCCGTTGACGCCACCAGTTACGTTTGAACCATTTACTGCTGATCCGAATGAAGCTGTTGACATTACTGAGCCTGCTACTGCAATGTTCTTGACAATGACGTGAGCATCATAGTTTTCCATTACGCAACCAACACGAATGAATAGTGTGTATTCAATTGTGTCCTTCTTTGGTTGGAACAAACGATAGACTGTTACGTCACGCTTGATACCAATTATGAAGTTCTGTGGGAATGTCAAGTGGACATCTCCAGTGTTTGCTACGCTGTTGTAAGTTTGTGTCTCAGAAATCAACGGAACGTTAATAACTGGGATTCCAAAAGCGAACGGTGTTACTGTTCCTGGACCACCATCGTTAGCAGCGACATCACCACGAATGATACCTGAAGCGATATCAAATGGATTGCCGTTACCAGCGTTAGCTGTCAAATTGAACAAGTAGTCCTGAACCAAGTTAGATCCTGTGAAGAATCTGAGTTGGTTGCGGCGTTGCTTGTACTTACGTGGAAGGGTCTTGATTGCTTGGTTGAAAACAGTCTTGTCAAGTCCATAACCAGCTGCATCAACAACGTGTGCGTTGTTAAGAGCCAATTGACGGAAACCTGCGAATGCTGACATCAAACCTGAACCAGTTCCAGTACCGTTAATAAGGGTATCCTCAATATCGTTACCAGCCTGGGTAGCCATAAGACGTGCAATGTGATCCTCTAGATCTGGACCTTCAATATTATCTTC